TAAGTCGTCATCAGAAAAACCTATCTTAGGGACAAAATAATTGTTTATTTTATTTTTTAAGAAAGCTTTCTTTTGTATATGTTGAGACATTTCCTTAACATAATGAACAAACTCTTTTAATGCGTTAATTTTACCTTGTTCCGGATTTGTTGCGGAACCTTCTCCATAACTTACAGGATAAAATCTACATAAATCCAAATATTCACGAATCATTTCTCTTTTAGATACACTTTCTTCGTCCGCTAAATCACGATATTTTTCTAAATTTCTAACTAATTCGTCTGAATCAATACCATTTGTGTTTGATACAATATAGTTATAACAAGCCTCTTTTAATATTGAAGGAGTATGTCCTCTAGCCGTAACTATTGAAAAAATTGAACCGTTATTAATTGCCTCAACAAAATCTGCCCAAGCCGGACCTGGTTTTGCGGTTATCGCATCAACAATAAATTGTTTATCACCTTTTATACCAAACCATTTAAAAGGGTCGTTTGCAAACCCCACTATTGTATGTCCGTCAAATTCAAAAGGTTCTTTTCCAATTTCTTCTCTGTAAGTCGCAAAATCTTCGGTAGACATACCAACTTCATCACCATCTTCATCTTTTAATATTATTTTGGTCGGCATCGATACAATATTGTCATCCCAATCAAATGCGTAATATTTTTCATCGGGTGCACCAAACTCATCTATTCCTTCAACTATTGTATTTTTTAACATAATCTTATATTAAGGCTGAATTATGACCCACTATTACAATGGGTCATAATTTTTTTATTATATATTCTCGAAAGAAGCTCCTGTTGGAGTAATATAGAACGTAATGTCTATAAATTCTAACGATTTGGTTGGTTTGATATAAATCTTACCTGTCATTTGATTTCTGTCTAAATCAGCAACGTCTGACGAAACTGTTACACGGAAGTCATATAAACCTCTGTCTCTTCTGATAGCATCTAAGATAGGATTAACCGCATCTAAGAAATCTTGTCTTACTTTTTGGTCGTTTTGTTCAAACAATAATCTTACAGATACCGCAGAAATCAATTTACGAGCTTGAAGTAATAATCTTCTTACGTTAATTCTATCAAGTGCTGATTGAGCTACTTGTAGAGTTTTATTACCCCAAATTACTGTTCCAACGTCTGAGAATGTAGCAATTGGATTAATACGTCCTTGGTAAAGAGTATCTCTATCTTCTTGAGTAAGTTTCTTTCTCGCTTTAACCGCGTTTACAATACCTCTCGTGTAACCTGCCGCCGCGAACCAAGGGAACGCAATGTTATCAGTTAACGCCAAGTTTCTTGTAACCTCAGCTGTCGGTGGTAAATAAATTTGAGTGTTATTTACACTATCTCTTGTTAATACCCAAGGGTAGTAAGTTGCCGTGTAGTTAGAGTCAATACCACTTTCTTCTAATATATTTACCGCCTCTTGTGGGTAAATTAACGCACTTGGGTCAGGAGTTGGAATAAATAAATCACTATCCGCCGTTGTACAAATATATAATGAGTCAGCTCTGTTGAACTCTATCATTTCAATTGCTTCAGCAATTAAATCAGAGTTGTTTGAGTAATCAATACCCGGAGTAACAAATAAATTAATATTAACTGCTTCAGGATTTGAGAACGTTTGTTGACCTAATAAGTAAGCGTAATAATCAGAATTTGCGTAATCAACAGAATTGTTCCCTACAGTAATTTGTTTAAACGCTCCCCAACCTGATGCTGTTGGATATCTGAAATCTTGACAAGCCCCGTTTAAGTAACCTCTTCTACCTAATTTAAATGTGTCTGTATTACTTCTTGATTCTCTATAGATATCCCAACCATCAAAACCTCCTTGTACTAGTAATGAAAATTTACGTGAGAATACTCTGTAGTAAGGACTTGCTTCACTTGTTGGGTCAGATGTGAATGTTGCATCACCAACATAATATGCTGGAGTTCCACTTGTGGTGAATGCGTTTGATATTGTAATTCCACTCGCATTTTTATCCATATGATAACCTTTAGTTAGTGATAACCATTCAGCCGCATCACTATCAATACAAATATTTAATGGTCTTTGTTTTCCTTTATATTGGAAGAAATCAACATCATATCCTGCACCGTTTCCTGTCGAAATACCTAAGTAAGTTCTACGAACATTATCACCCGGACTTAATGTTGCATCATTTCCACCTGAACTTAATCCAAATGGAGGGTCAAACACAACCTCACCAGGGTAATCATATTTAGTTTTATAAATTGGGAATGGAGACCTTGATGAACCATATTGTCTAAATTTAAACCCTTGGAATCCGCAAGGTAATGTGTCAATTGGAGCGTCTTCATTCATTTCTACCATAATGTATTTAGAATTCAACTCATACTCACCATCAGTTGTACCAACTTTCTTCGCCACAAACGAGTTATCATTCGGGTTCATAGTACAATTTGTGAATTTCTCAATAACTACCGGATTATTATCCGTATCAAAGAAATCTCTAACCAAAATATCAAACGTTAAATTACCGAAAGACATATTTGCTATTGAGATTTTAACTTCAGTGTTTGCCGCGTTACCATCAGAAACAGTTGCAAATCTAAATAAGTTAAATACTTTACTACCTCTTAATTCAGATACAACCCACGGAGATACCGGTGTTTGGTATTTTTCTAAGTAATAAGCGATTGATGATGAGTTACCATTGCCCGCAGCTCTTGGTAAATCTAATAAATTACAATTTAAACCTCTAATATAACCTTTGTTATAACCATAGTTTAATAAGGTTTGAAATCTTTCTTCAACAAATACAGGAACTGTTGTTCTTGGTTTAGCAAAATTTGAAGAACCAAATACTTTTGGCAAGTATTTAGAATCTGATTCACTAAAAGAAGTTTCAAAGAAGAATGTATTACCTTCATAATCGGTTACATTAAGACCAAATGTTGAGAATGGGTTTTTAGAAATATTAGAATATGTTGATGCCGTACAATTAATTGACACATCAGTTGCTCCCGTAACTTCATAAACAGGTCCATCGCTATTTGTACCATAAGTCGCTATACCTCTTGAACGAAGGGTTGCTATAACCATATCGTCAAAATCAGTATATGATACCCCTGAATATGTGTAAATTTTACCACTTACAGTTCCACTATAACAAGTTGTTAATATTCCGGTATTATTTGACCCTGTATTACCTGATGTCGCAGGGTCACAAGGATTATCAATTGTTACGTTAACCGTCCAATATTGTATATTTAAACCATCTTGAGATGTTAAAACATATGGTAAAGAACCTCCTGAGAAGTTTTGTGTTGTTCCTGAACTGTCTTGTGTTACACCACTAACCGTAACACCTGTCGTACAAGCACTAAACGTAACGGTCAATGCTGTTAAACCTGATGTAGGTGTTGTAAATGGTAATACTACATTAACAGTATTTGTATTATAATTTATACTACCCGCAGTATTTGAAACTGTTGCCGAACTAACTGATAATGAATAGAAAGATGCACAATTTGATGATGATGTAGTGGCGGTTAAAGTACTGACCACATTATAGAATGAAAAACCACTATATGAACCATTAGTATTATCAAATAAAGAATAATACCAAGGGTCGTTATTTGCGTCCGTGTAATCAGCGTTTGTTGAACTAACACTGTCTATTCCATAAACATTATTTTCTGAAGTATACGCACTTAATGAGTTATAATCAGAACCTGAAATTGTTCCGTAATAATTTATAGATGTTGCCGAATGACTTGGAGTTACTATAATATCGAATAATTGTGCTTGAATGTTATCTAAAATTCTTGATGTACTACCATTAAATGTTTCATAAGTGTCATTAATTTTATTTGATATTACTGTTGGAACATTAAATACTTCAACCGTCCCGATATTACTATTACATCCTGTAAAAGTAAATGTGAATGGTGTTATTGTGTAACCAGTACATACATTAGCACATAATGCTAAGTCATATGTAAAACCTGAACATTCGAACCCTACTGTTGATTTATCTACGTTCGCAATTGTTCTAAAAGACCAAGATGGTCCTGCGTCATATCCTGACAATCCCAAAATTCTTGTAACAAACAACTGATTAGATTGTTGTAAATAAGATTTTGCGATATACGAAGCTTCATACTTCGGTATTTGTGTATTAATAAATTTTTCAGGTGTTGTACCCCCAAAGAAGTTAGTAAATTCATCAAAATTTCGTATAAAGATAGGTTCGAAAGCAGGACCTTTAAGTGTCTCACCAACAATACCTAATGTGGTTACACCCACACTCTGTGCTACGAAACTTAAATCAACTTCGGAAGTATATACCCCGGGAGATACGAATACTTTGCTGTTTGTTGCCATTAGTTTGTCTTGTTTATAATTTTATTTATATATAAATATTAAAAAAAAATCAAAATACTTTACTTCGGAGCAACTATTTATATTTTAGGTAGATTATTTTCTGCCTTTTTTCTACTTATGGATGAAGACATCAAAAAGATTAAAAATTTAAAGATATCGGTGGAGACACACGAAATTCTTAAAACCTATTGTGAAAAGAGAGGTATTAAAATGTATCGGTTCTTAGAAAGGTTAATTATTGAAAAATGTAAACCTAAAAAAGACATCTACGGAGAAGATTAAAGTATCTTATCGATGAATTGGATTGTTGACTCTAATAAGTTATCTGTCTTAACAACATCAACTCTTAATAAATCTCCGGAATTAATTTGAATTAATTCTAAATCACTACCATAATAGTCATCATTGATATACACATCAAATGATTCTAGATTTATAGTTTGACCAATTTTAATATCTACAACATAACTAAATAATTGTGTTAAAGTAGTGGTGCCAACAATAAACAATGCTTGACTACCAACACCCTCTTCAATAGGTTTTCTTTTACCACGTTTAGTTGTTTTTTTATCAAATTCAACCACTTGTAAAACTCTTGTTATTGCTGGTGATACCTCAAATTCGTCTTCATCAATTAGAAACCCTAACATAGTGAATTCGTAACTTTGAATGTAATATTTTCTTTTTTCAACCTCCATAACTGATTCGTCGGTAATTGTTCCCATAACAATCGGGATGTAATGACCTTTGATTACCGCATAAGC